AGCGTGGCCGTGGATTGGGTGAGTGCCGTCACCGCATCGTAGCTTCCAGTGTTCGTGGAAGCCGACGATGCGATGATCGTCCCACCATCACCCAGCGTGAGGCGAGATAAGAGGCGCATTAGCTGTGCAGCGCGATGCGGTAGGAAGTGCCGTTGAGCGTCACGTTGAGCGAAGCCGGTGCGGTCGCAACGGTGTTAACCGTGCCGCCGCTGGACGACGCTGTGATCTCAAACACATTGGTGAAGCCCTGGGCATCAAAGCGCAGAGCGCGACCCTTGGCCTTACGTTCGGAACGTACAAATTCTTTCGCCATATTAACTCCTTTGAGCCACCGCCCGTTTGATGCTATCTGGCGTGTAGCGGCTCTTAAATTTACTGCCAAGCTTTTGTTCCTGGCGGTAATACCCCTTCATCAGATTTGTTTGATTGACTCCCAGCGGGTTGTCGAGGGGTTCGCCAACCCCCACCAGGGTCAATCTTTGTGGCACGCTGAATCTTTTAAGGTAACGAGGGACTGAGTCCCGTTCCGCCACCGTCTTCTCCAGTTCGACGACAGATCCGTTGCGGGTGTCTTCGTACTGGTAGACAGGCATTAGGCGTAGTTCTCCTTGTCAGATTCCTCGGCCATCTTCATCATCCGGTCTTCCTCGGACATCTCCGGCTCGTTGGATTCTTCGGCTTCAGGCTCCTCGGACATCGCATTGCTTACGCTCACGACGGCCATATCGCCATCAATTCGTTCCACCTTGCCTTCGAGTTCCACCATATCGCCGACTTCGGGGTTGGCGTTTTCCTCGCCCTCACCGAGTTCGAACATGGACAGAGGAAGCTTAACCATACCTTCTTTCATCGACTTCTCCTTGGTGGAAGGAGCGGGGGAGGTTTTACCCTCCCCCGCCTTCCGGGGACCCATACCGATAATCAGCATGGCTCCCATTAGAATTACGAGTAGTTCGACTTGCTGAACAACACCCGGAAGAACCGAGGGTCGAGCTGCTTGGCGGCGTAGAACGTCTTGAAGGACGCCACAACGCGCTGGCCGTAGGGGTCGGACTTGTCGGCTGCGTCGAGGATCGTGACCTTCGGAGCGAAGGGCGAGCCGGAAGCGGCGACCGAGGACAAGCTCGGAACGCCAAACGCACCACCACCGAGCAACACATTCGCGTAGACCGCGCCGGTGCTGACAGTGGCTTCACCCACGCCGGAGGCGCTGGTGTTGAACGTCTGAACGTTGGTGGAGCTAATCACGCTCACGCCGAACAGTTTGCCAGTTTCGCCCTTGAAGATTTGATCTGGGGCGGAGTAGCTGGAAACCTTCAACCAATCATCGTCCTGCTGGAGATCGCGGATAACGGCAGGGTGCGCGACGAGCGCGTAGCCGTCCTTGATCTTAGGAGCGCGAGCGATGAACAGGCTGGTCGCACCGTCCAGAAGGTCGGTGGCGGTCATGCTGCTGTTGGGGGTGGAGGCCGTGCCGAAGGTCGTGCCGTTGGTGCCGTTCTGGGCATAACGAGCATAGGACTTGACGGCAACGCCAGTGCCAGTGCTGGTCGAGGAATCCTGAACCAGAGCGCGGTGGCAGAGGGTGTCGGCGTGCAGCGCGGCGTCTTCGCCGAGTTGCTTGGTGGCCTGGGCGAGATGGCTGAACAGCTCGGTGGCCAAAAGAACGTCCGTGAGGATGATTTTGGAACCGTACTGCACCAGGGTCGCTTCGACCGAGGAGAGCGTCAGATCGCGCTCGTCACCGCTGGAAGGCGTGGTGCCTTCGGAGAGGTTGGCGATAGCGCTGATGCTCGGATCGGAGAACCGGAAGAACCGGATCGTCTTGTTCCCACCCGTTTTGGTCGGGTAGGGGGTTTTCATAGCAAACTGCTCCATCTGGAGCAAGGGGAGCGCACGCTCCAGCAACGCCTTCGAGAAGTACGTCTGGAACTGCGCGGTTACTGAACCAGTAGTGACCATTTTAGTTTATATCCTTTTGCGACTAGCCGTTCCGATCAACCTCGCCCGCCATCCTCATCAATTCACGTTCCTGCTCGTCTAGCGAGAGTTCGTGGAAAGCTTTGGTCTTGGCCGGACCTGACGGTTGGCTGGAAGCCGGTGTCGTCGCTTTTCTGAGTTGAGCGAGTTCTCGCTCATACTCTGCAACCTTCTTCTTCAAGTCGGAGGCGGTTTCCGCCTGGAGCCTGATCTTGGCAATCCCTACCGCATCCTTGATTCCAGCAGGGTAGTTGCGGAGGATCGCGTGGTTTTGCAGCATTTCGGAGACGGCCTTGTAGAGCGAGCTATTGGAATCCTTGAGATCGGGGTTGGCCTCGACCTCCTCAAGCAGATTCTTGTCCCACGCCGACTTTAGTTCGGTTTGGGTTTTCTGCTCGATTTCCTTGCGCTCTTCAGTCTCGACTTCGGTGGCTTTTGTCTCAGCGAGCTTTGCAAGATCGTCGCGGCCTTCTTCACGATAGCTCTTTGCCGCCTCCCGGTAATCGTCCGCGCTAAAGCGTCTACTTCCAGCTTTCGGCGCTTCAGAACCAGGCTGTGAAGCCTCCCTTTGGGCTTTCGCCTGTTCGATGGCTTCACGTTCTGCTTTGAGTCTTGCTTTTTCCGCTCGGACATCTTCCCACTCTTTTTCGAGTCTGCCCTTGGCCTTCTCGTATCGGGTAGGCTTCTTTTGTTCGGAAGCCGACTCCGACTTGTCTTCTGAAGGTTGCGTTGTTAAAGAACTTTTTGCCTCCTCGGATTTCTCCTCAGTGGCGGAAACTTCACTCGAAGCTTCCTGTTTGGTTTCGGCTTTTTCGTCAGTCGCGGGCTTCTGATCGGTATCTCCGCTGGCCTTTTCGGGTGCGGGTGTTTCAGCTTTGGCTTTCTCGTCTTCCTTGGGAATGGGATTGTATTCCCGTCCCTCGTCAGCCGCCTGCGCCATTGCCAGAATATCCGTCTCCGTCAGGTTATTCGAATCAGCCATTTTGACCCTTTCTTACACCCATTCGCCGGGAGTCATTCGGCGGTGAGGTTAATCGGCTACTGGTTCATCCGATCCATCCCCATAGCCTGAGATGGCGGAGTTAAGTTTTTGGGTTGCGAGCGATTCTAAGGTCGCCACACAACCTCTATAACCTTTAGCCCATCCACACGCCTCCGCAAGTCTGTCATGGTTTTTCATGATTGCGGAGGCATTTTGGCGCAGGGTTAGGTTCAAAAGGATCAGGCTTAACTTGCGGCCTGTCGGGGTAGCTAGGAAGGCAGTCCAAGCCTTCTCGTCCTCGTCCTCCCACTTGGGTTCGTCCACCCATTCCTGGTTGCGGATGAATGCAAAAATGGCTTTTATTTTTCTCATAAATAATTGAACATAAAACAAATCAAACTATCCCATCAAATTTTTTATTTACACCAACAAGGGCTGGGGCAATCATGGATGACCATTCAAGAAGTGGTATTGGGCCGCCATTCTTCTTGTTAACATCCTTATTTTGATACAAAACCCTCCAAGTTCTTTTGGCCTCATCTGAATATCCTGATGTAGCCTCATCAAATGGAATTGTATCAACAAATGATTTTAATTCATTCGGATTTTCAAATCTCCTGCCAGTTAATTGGTATGTTTCCCTTTGTATCCTTGCAAGACCATTTGATAGCTCTATTGGCTCGGCCATATAACTTGGAGATTTTGCAGAATAGAGGCTTTCCTCATTTTTTGATATACCAACTCCGCGAGTATACGGATGGCCATACTCATGCTCCAAAACGCTTCTATAATAATCTGGATTTTTTAATGCAGATGTAAGTTCTTTTGCCGATTCAAAACCATTTCCAATGGCATATTTTTCCGCTTCATCTGGCTCTTGTTTTACAAAATTTTCCCAATTATTAATGCGTTTATTTAAATCTTCCTCTCTGAATGTTGTTATTAAATTTTCTTTTGGTTTATATTGTGGTTCGTAATCGCCAGACTTGTATGGAATTTTTTCATATATTTTATTGTAATCTATCCCAGATCCAATGTCATCAACCCCTGATTCTTTGGCGTATTGTTTTGCCTTTGAAACTTCTTCCCCAAGTTTTCCTCCGTAATATTTTTTATTAATAATTCCAGCAAGATTTGCAGTGCCGGATGATTCGTATTTATTTGGCATATGTGAATAACCTACACCATTACCGCCCAGGAGTCGCCCTGGAAAAGCGCGACTTCCTTGCTGTTAAGAGTCTCGGATAAAGCCTTCTGTACAGCCTGGAAGGACCAATCGTGTCCAGCCAAGACCCCGCCTTTACGCAGTTTCGGCTCCCACCCTTGGATGTCTGCCACAACCGCCTCATGCCTGTGATCGCCATCGACATAAACTAGATCCAGGGATTCATCGCCAATATCAGGCAGTGCGTCAAGACTTTTCCCCCGCTTGAAGGATACGTTACCAAGTCCCTTGGCACGGTTCTGGAAAGCCTCGAAAACAAACTTCATTGGACACTGGTGGCTGGCAACATCGTTTAGGTCGTAGCCATTGATCCAGGGATCGACCGCCAGAACCTCTTTGAAGTACTTGGAAATAACCTCGGTTCCCTCACCGCTATACGCGCCGATCTCCACGGCCTTGCCGTTTGCGCCTTTCTCGTTTGCCCACTGGCAAAGCTTGGCCAACCCTTCCTGCTGGAAGGGCGGGCGCATTACGGGAACCTTCAAGCAGGCATCGGAGCGGCGGGTTGTGCGCCTTGCGGAGCAAT